AATCAATAATTTCGGGTCAATCACGAGTAATTGGTCGTGTTTATTCATAGGATTTAATATAGCGGAGTTCTCAACCAACGTGATATATTTTTCATAGGTTTTGTTTAAATACGATAATCCATCCATCCCTCTATCTTTTTCGGGCAAGGAAAGCATTTTAAACAAATCTAATGCTAACGTTTTGAATTGAACCGCTAATTCTTGTTCTTGTTGTTGGTTTTCTTGGATTTTCATAAATAGTTTTATGCTTGTTAAGATTGTAATAATCATCGATATACTACAATTGATTACGCTAATCGTTTCTTGTTGAGCGAATGGGTCAGCACCGACGCTAAATGAACCAGCGAAAACTGATAAAATAATTACAGGAATATCAAACCATTTCCCGCTGTGTTTGTAATACAAATGATTGTTAATATGCTTGTTGGTTAAGTATATACAATTCAAACGAATTTTATCCAATAAACTATCGATAGGAGTTTCCATTTATACAATAATGCTATTTTTTATTTAGAGACTTATTTTTTTATTGTATAAATGTATATGGTAGATTGTAATATTTGCTATAATGATATTAGTTATGGGGTTAGTTGTTTTGGAAAATGTAATATCGTTATTTGTCATAACTGCTTTGTAAAACTTCTTAAAATAAATATATGCGATAGTATCGAATTTAATTGTCCTCAATGTAGGCATACATCTATTAAAAACAAAGATGAACGATTTACTAAATTTATCAATAAGAATAGAAAATGTTTGAAACAAGTGGTTCAACTTTTTGAAGACAAATTAGAGCAAACAAATGTAAGACGCTTATCTAACACGTGGGAAGCATTTAGTAGAAGAGTTAATCAAGAGCAAGAGATATATCCTATTATATATTTTGATTATGATGATTTAATTCCAAATGCTTAATTTCGTAATTTCTTGTCTTCAATGTCATAACTATTTGTTAGTTTATTTTCTTTGCTTAAATTTATGTTATTATTTCCTAATAGAAGTTTTTTACTTTTTGTATCTGTAAAGAATAAAGAAAGGATAAATTCGTTTTTATATACATCATCAATTTTGTCTAAATCTTCGAACAAGTCAAGAAAAATAGAAGCGTCATTAATGATATTTCCAGTCCTATATTTAGAGATAGATAAAAAATAAATGAAGGCAAGACAAAAGAAACCGCAAAGGTTTGACATTAAAGATTGAATATTTTTACTCGTGTGTCCTATCTTATACTGATTACTTTTTAATAAGTTCCTAATTTCGTTTGGAGCATTTTCCCCATAACTATCAAAATATATAGAACGTTTCATATCATCAGTGACTAAACAACACCAATGACTTCCGCCATTCCTATTATTATTTTCATCCAATTCGCTATTTAAATTAATTATATAACTTGAATTCGGTTGTATTTTCTTTAACTTGTCTTTGTAAAAACACCCCTTGAAATTAGGAATATTCATTTTAGTTACTAATTCGTCGATATCAAAGTTAGACAACATTAATATACAATAATATTTTATTTTAAATAAAAATATTATTATTGAATTTGATTGATTAAATCAAGGTGTTTTTTTGTTCTTTCGTGCCGTGCTTTATGATTATATGTATAATTCAAACCACATTCGCAAATACGTTTTTCATTTATTTTATGTTTGTTATCTTCACGATATTGTTGTTTTGTTCTAAACGCTCTAACCATATTCATATTTGCTTTCAATTCCAACATAAATTTATCTTCTTCTTGTTCTGCTTGACGTCTGTTTTCGCAAGGATAATCACAAATTTTAATCATACTCCAATTTTCCCAACCTCCATATTCTCGTATCATTTTGTAAAGTTTTAAATTATGTTTCTTACTTTTTTCATTTGAACACCTTTCTTTATGACCTTGTTTCCGCTTTGTAAAATTAGTCGTTGAACCAACATAAACCAAATCAGGATAATCATAATTGATAAGTTTGTAAATGATTGTTTTCGCATAATTTGGCATCTTATAATACGTTTAGATAATATTTCTTTAAGTTCGTTTTATTCTAAATTATAACATTCAAAAATATTATTAAAGTGATTGGTCTGAAAAAATAAATTTGTCGTTCATAGAACCACCACACATTTCACAAGTCCCACCGCTTAGACGCATTCCTTTCCCTTGTTGTAGTCTTAAACCTAAACCCGACATTTGATTTAATTTAGCGACATTACCTTTCTTATTTTTTTTCAATAAATCCGCGACTTTACCCAAATGCCTTGTGTTCCCAATTTTTACAACTCCTTTATCATATAAATTGTCAATACCTTTTTCAGCACTACCTTTTAAAGCACGTCCTAATTTGGTGTTCTTGACATTTTTGTTGTATGCTTTCTTAATACCTTTAAAGGATATTTTCCCACCTTCAACTTCCATTTCTTCTTCGCTTTCACTTTCCAACTCACCACCGAAGAGTTTCTTAAACTTAGATTTTAGAGGATTAACTGCTTCTTGATATTTATCAAAACCATATTTAGCGGTATCAATTCCTTGTTTAGCGGTATCTACACTAAAATCACGCCATTTCTTTGCTTTCCTAATACGACTAATTTTACCTGATTTATTACCTGCTCCAGCAAATAGACCCGTTCCGCTGATTTTATTCATCTCAATTTCATTTGAACCCATTGTTATAACCGCTCCTTTTCCTTTGTCTAATTTCTTCGCCATATTATGATAAGTCATAGGGTCAATAATTAAATCAGTTCCGCTACCAAACATAGCAGGAGAGATACGGATGCCGTGTCCGTTTCGTAGTTTAGATAGTTGTGCTTTCGATAAATCAAGTGTAATATTCATATACTTAATGTTGATATTTTATTTTTTCAATTATATTTTTTATTTAGTCAAGTTTTTCAACGTTTCCGCTAATGACATCAAGTTTGAAATTCTTTTCGTAGAGGGCAAAAATAACATAATCCATCGCGAGTGATGAAGAGTTCGTTCCCTTAATTTGTAGAGAACGATACGCTTTTTGTTGTTCCATAGGCACACGAGAACAATTGACGTAGTAATAAGGTTTTTTCAACCAACCTTTAAAATCAATCAAAGAAGAACCTAAACCAGTAGATTGATTGCCATTCACACCAAATTCGTTAAAGAACTCGTTATTGAATTGTTGGTATGTGTATCTGCTATCTTGGTGAAGAACATTCGCACCGCCAACGAGAACATTGAAGTTGTTAATGTGTGCCATAAGTTGAGGAAGACCATCATCAAAAGCATTGACGTTGTTGTTTAGTGAGTTAAGCATAGGAACAATAAGAACCGCTTTAAGGTTAGAAATACCATTGCTTACAAGATGGTTAAAACTTTCGCCTGAAGCAATATTTTTAAGACTGAATTGGTAGTAGTCAAAATACGAAACATCCCGTAAGTGATTTTGTGCGTAACTCATTTCAACATCAGGAAGCATTTGGTAAGCAGGAACCCAAAGTTCAACTTGTTTGCCTACACCACCAGTAGAAAGTCCGTTATTGGTTACTGATTTTTGTGTGCTATCGTGACAAGTATCTCCTACATATACCGACGCTCGTAGAGTTCCAGCAGGAGAACCATCGAAACCATCCGTGAAGTTATTCAACATAAGTGGAAGAGTTCCATTGTATGCTCTATATTGAGACGATTGCGATGTCCAATCCGTTGCGTCGTGAGTTGCTGTAACTACGCTGTTATTCCAAAAGATTTGGATTTTAAAGTTAAGTGATTTAGAAATAGGCATTACTTCAAAAAGTGGGTGAATATCTTTAAGCATAATAGTTGCCTTCACGGAATATTGAACCACAGGTGATTTAACACCAGTAGTTCCAGCAGTAAGATTGGATACGTGACTTACGTATAGTTTCGCTAATTCCGTTTTACTTATGAGGTTAGACAAAACACTTTCTACTTCACCATCAAAAGTGCGTCCAGCATCGTCTAAAATATATCCTAATCGTTCTGATAATCCTAAATTCAGCGTATCGTTATTCGCAGGTTGCCCAGCAGGGGCATATTTAGTATCAGCAGTGCTAAA